GGTTATGCGATGGATAGAAGATGAAGTTGCACGAGCTATTAAGGAAGGAGCTGAAGAGATATCTTGGGAGACTCCTTCTTTCTTTAGAGTTACTCAGCGTCTCATGAAGTATGACCACAAAACTGTGGAACTACATTTAATGGGTCGCTGTCGTATCAAAGTATTAGATGGGGAGAAAGGTGTAGATCTTAGACATCATAAGAATGCAACTGCTCCAAACCTAATACACTCATTAGATGCTTCACTACTCCATCTAAGTGCTACTAAATTTAATGCACCAATAGCTTTAATACATGATTCCGTTCTATGTAGAGCTACTGACATGACCCACTTGTCCACATTGGTACGAGACACTTACATGCATCTCTTTGCAGAGCATGACTTTTTAAAAGACTTTGCGAAAGCAATTAACGCAAAGACTGAACCACCAATTATTGGAGACCTTGAACCGGAGTCCGTAATTGAATCCACTTATTTTTTCTGTTAATGAAGAACATACACGTAACACAAAAACCTGTAACTCTTGAAGGTTATCAGGCGATATTAAAGCCAAGTAAGTTTGGCTATTCACTAAAGGCAGTAGTCGATAGTGACATAGTTGACGCACTTGAGACTGAGAGAGCTGACTGTCTTAAATGGGCAGAGTCAAAGCTAAAGAATCCAAAGAGAGCTACCCTCAAACCTACTCCTTGGGAAGAGGTGTCTGAAGGAAAGTTTATAGTTAAATTTTCTTGGGCTGAAGATAAGCGACCACCTGTAGTAGATACAGAAGGTACACCTATAACTAACGAGGACACACCAGTATATGAAGGGTCAAAGGTTAAGATTGGTTTTCATCAAAAGCCTTATATACTTCGTGATGGCGTTACCTACGGTACTTCTCTTAAGCTATCGGGCATACAGATTGTCTCAATCCAATCCGGAGCTGGGGTAGATACAGGTGACTTAGATCAAGATGGCGTTGCTGAATTGTTTGGTAAGACACAGGGTTTTAAAACTGATGACCCAAACGTTACGCCAGCTGTAGATGAAGCACCTGTCCCAGACGATGACTTCTAATGTTCAAATCAGGATTAGAGGAGAAAGTCTCTGATCTCTTATGTGAGCTGGGTGTTGATTATGAATATGAAAGTAAAAGCTTTCCTTATACTATTCAGCACCTATACACACCAGATTTTATATTGCCTAACGGCGTGATATTAGAAACTAAAGGATATTGGCGACCAGAAGATAGACGTAAAGTTAAACAAGTAATAACTGAAAATCCAGGTATAGACTTAAGACTTGTCTTTCAAGATCCATATAAGAAAATCTCTAAGAGATCTAAAACTACTTACGCACAATGGTGCAAACGATACAACATTAAATGGTGTGCGTTCCACGCCATACCAATTGATTGGCTTACATGACTGAAAGCGAATTTATACGACACGAACCATGTAGTAACTGCGGTTCATCTGACGCTAATAGCGTGTACACAGATGGACACAGCTACTGCTTTAGTTGCCAAACCTATACGGAAGGCGACAACACACCCAACACTCATCAAATGCAAAGCAATGTCACTTTTAAAGGATCAGCCCAAAGGCTGCAAAAAAGAAAAATTAGTGAAAAAACCTGTGAGTTCTACAAAATCTATCGAGACGATGCACACTTACGCTTCCCTTATTTCGATGACTCTGGAAGAGTTCAAGGATTCAAAACCAAAGACAAACTAAAACAATTTAAATATGAAGGAGTTTCCACTAACACCTTATTTGGTCAGCACTTATTCCCTACTAACGGTAAGCGTATTGTTATTACTGAGGGTGAATTAGATGCTGCAAGCTGTTATGAGGCTATGCCGAACTGGCCGATGGTCTCCCTCCCTCACGGTGCAGCGTCAGCCAAAAAGGACATTCAAAAACAAATACCTTTACTACAAGGATATGAGGAAATTGTCCTCTTCTTTGATAACGACAATGCAGGACGAGATGCTGTTGAAAAAGCAGCGTCAATCCTACCGACTGGGAAAGTTAAAATCGCTCGTTTGGAACAGTACAAGGATGCGTCAGATGCGTTACAAGCAGATGATGCGGAAGCTATTAGACGAGCTATCTGGGATGCTAAAGAGTATCAACCGGATGGGATAGTTGACGGGAAATCTTTATTAGATGCCGTCACTACACCAAGCCCACCATGTAACCACAAATATAAGTTTGAAGGGTTACAAGAAAAGACTCACGGTATTAGATACGGTGAGCTAACAACAATTACAGCAGGGACTGGTCAAGGTAAAAGTACTTTCTGTAGACAACTAGCAACTCAACTTTTAGAAGAAGGAGTCAAGGTTGGCTACATAGCATTAGAGGAATCTAACAGGCGTACAGCATTAGGACTTATGTCCGTGTCTGTAGGAAAGGCACTACACCTTGGCGAACATGAATACTCCACACTAAAAGAGGCGTATGATTCCACTATCAATAATTGGAACCTTTATCTATACGACCATTTTGGTAGTTTATCTTCGGATACTATCTACAACCGTATTGAGTATATGGCTCTTGGGTTGGATATAAAAGTTATTTTCCTTGACCATCTGAGTATATTGCTGAGTGGATTACAAGGAGATGAGAGACGTATGATAGACCAGACCATGACTAACCTTAGAAGTTTAGTTGAACGTACTGGTATATCTTTATTTTTAGTTTCTCACCTAAGACGAACTCATACAGACCAAGACCATACCGATGGAGCTAAGGTTTCTCTAGGACAACTACGAGGAAGCCAAGCTATATCTCAGCTTTCGGATACCGTACTGGCATTAGAGAGAGATCAACAATCGGATGAAGATGTTTCGACATTACGTATTTTAAAGAATAGATACTCGGGAGAAACAGGAGTAGCTGCTGCGCTGAAATATGACAAAACCACCTGTAAATTCAATGAAACTGAGAACACAATTTTCAATCCCAGCACAGACTTCTGAGCTGGAAAAACCTAAACCACCTAGTAAACAAGCAAAACAAAAGGCAAAGTTTAAGGACAAAACATATGTCGGAAAAACAAATGGTCGTCTTTGATTGCGAAACTAACGGACTATTACATGACGTTTCTGAGATACATTGCATTGCCATCTACGACTCCACGCAAAACGAAACCTTCGTATTTAATGATCAAGGTGGTAAATGCCCGCCAATCACGGAAGGTCTACATTGGCTATCCTCGGCTGATATTATCGTTGGTCACAATATTATTGGCTACGATATACCTGTTCTTCGGAAAACTTATTCTTGGTTTGAGCCTAGTGCTGATGTTATTGATACTCTTATTTTATCTCGCTTATACCATCCAAATATGATGGATATAGATAAGAAAAGAAATATCTCAAGGATGCCATTACAGCTATATGGAAGACATTCATTAGAAGCTTATGGATATAGGTTAGGCGAATATAAAGGTGAATTTGGAAAGACAAGTGACTGGCAAGAATGGTCACAAGAAATGCAAGATTATTGCATACAAGACGTACAAGTTACTACTAAATTATGCGAGCACTTCCGCCCTTACCTGACTGGTGTTCGTTAGAGCATACAGTCGCAGAAATATTAACCACACAAGAAATAAATGGATGGACATTTAATGAACAAAAAGCTCAGCAACTTGAGTCATCTCTCCGAAGAGAGATGGAAGAGCTTACTGAAATACTTCGGAAAGAGTGGACTCTCATTGGAGGAGCGATGTTCACTCCTAAACGAGATAACGCTACACAAGGATACAGAGAAGGATGTGAAATACAGAGACTAAAAGAATTTAACCCAACATCACGAGATCACATAGCATGGATTCTTACGAACCGTTTGAATGTCAAACTGACCAAGACCACTACGACTGGGAAACCAATTATAGACGAGACTACATTGACGGAGATAAATATTCCCTTCTCGCTTCAATGTGCCAAATGTTTGACGATAAAAAAGAAGCTTGGAATGATATCAGAAGGCGTGAACGCATGGAACAAGCTTGTTACTGGTAATAAGAAAATCCATCATCATTGCTCAGTAAATACCAATACTTTTAGAGCTTCGCATCGCAAGCCGAACTTAGCTCAAGTACCAGCTGATAAAGAGTTTAGAGAACTATTCACGGCATCCCCTGGTATGACTATGGTTGGAGCTGATTTAGCTGGTATCGAGTTACGAATGCTTGCTCATTACCTTGGCAGATATGACGGTGGAAGATATGCAGATATTCTTCTTAACGATGATATTCACCAAGTAAATGCAGATAAAATTGGAATCTCTAGAAGGCAAGTTAAGACTGTCTCTTATGCCTATTTATATGGAGCTGGAAACCTTAAGTTAGGTCTGTCCTACGACAGCACCTTATCAGAGACACAAGCTTCCAAGAAAGGTAAAGAGATTAGAAAAGCTTTTGTTGAAGCTATCGATGGTCTTTCAGAACTACAAAAAGCAGTAACAGATAAATCCAAAAGTGGTTTTCTAAAAGCAATTGACGGGAGAAAAGTCTTAGTCGATAGCCCACATAAAGGATTAAATTATCTGCTCCAATGTAGTGCTGGCGTTATAGCTAAACGATGGATGGTTATAGCCAATCAACACATAGTAGATGACAACACTCATCAACTAGCTTTCGTGCATGATGAACTGCAATACGAAACAACTCCCGAAAATGCCATGATTCTGATGAAAATTCTTGAAGAATCAGCAAAATTTGCTGGAGAATACTACCACTTAAGATGCCCAATTGCAGCAGAAGCAAAAACTGGAAACAACTGGGCAGAAGTACACTAATTTATGAAATTATTAATTGATTGCGACTACATAGTATATAAATGCTGTGCATCGACAGAAACAGAGATCGATTTTGGTGATGATGTAATACTGGTAACTTCACTTTTTAGTGAAGCTTATAAATGCGTAGAAAGAGAACTAAACAAAGTTAAGGAAGCATTTCCTTTTTATGATGATATTATTCTCTTTTTTACAAGTCCTAATAATTTTAGGAAAAAAATTTTACCGGAATACAAGGGTCATCGAAATAGAAAAAAGCCCTGTGGCTTCAAAAGAGTGATACAGGCACTTAAAGAAAATTACAAAGTAATTATCAAGGATACTCTCGAAGCAGATGATGCTATGGGAATCTACGCTACCAAACATAAGGGCAACATTATTGTCAGTCCTGATAAAGATATGCGTCAGATTGCTGGAAAATTATATGACTTCAACGAGACAGTTGAGATTACCCCTGATGAGGGAGCTAAATGGCATCTCATACAGACGATGGCTGGCGACAACACAGACGGTTACTCAGGAGTTCCAGGAATTGGTATCAAACGTGCTGAACAGATCTTTAAATTAAAAGGCTACACATGGAAAGCTGTTGTAGAAACTTTTGAAGAGAAAGGCATGACTGAGGAAGATGCGTTGACTAATGCAAGGCTCGCAAGAATATTAACTTTTGATGATTATGACTCAGAAAAACAAGAACCAATCCTTTGGACCGCCACCGCCGATTACAAAATTGACGATGGAACAAGATTTAAAACTGCGACAGCTGCAAATTCAGTTAGCTAAACCAGAAACCAGAAAAGAGGACATCATTATTGTGATGATGGCTCTCCAAGAACAAGCATTTGTTCTATCAAATTGTATTAAAAACCTTATAAATAAATGGCCGAAACCACCAACGACCACGGACCCTCGTACTACAGACGAGGTTCCATTGATGTTTGGGATTTTATTAGAGACCAAGGACTCGGATTTCACTTAGGAAACGTCATCAAATATACCTGTAGAGCCGGCTATAAAGATAACCACATAGAAGATTTAAAAAAAGCTATCCACTACTTATCAAATGAAATCGAATACCGAACCAAACATCATAGCTAGGACCGGAAGAGTCCAAGCATGGATTGACAATCCAACATCACGTCTACCCGTAAGTTGCACAATCTTCAACGTTGAAGACTCAATGGAGGGACCAAATGGAATCGAAGCAAGCTGGCGTTTTGTTAGCCATGCTCTACGCTTTGGAGCAGGAGTCGCAGTCCACCTGTCGAAACTTAGACCGGCAGGAACAAAAACTAATAAAGGACCTGATACTCTCGTTGCATCAGGACCAGTCTCATTCGCAAAAATCTACAGTACATTAAATGAAATACTTAGAAGGGGTGGCACGTACCGCAATGGTGCCTGTGTTTTACACCTTGATATTGATCACGCCGATATTCTTGACTTCGTGCAAGTCTCCAGACAAGAACTCCCATGGGTTAAAAGATGTGTGGACCTCACCCCAGAAAGGTGGGCTAATACAGACGATGGAACAAAGGAAGCAATTCTACGAGGCATTGGAAAAGGAGACATTTGGCTCAACAAAATAAAATATGATGGAAAAACAAAACAACGAATCTACTCCAACG